GCGACGATGTCCCACGAGCCCTCCAGCCAGGCGGCCGCCATGGCCGGGTTGGCCGCTGAGGCGATGATCGTGGACTTGTAGTTGGGGTCGGCTGCCAGGAGCAGCTTGTTCTCGTCGATGTGGCCATGGATGGCCGTGCGGGTCGGCTCGGCATTGCCCTCAGCGTCGGTACAGTCGGTCTGCCGTACGATGTACTTCCAGCGGTAGGCGAGCTTGAACCGCTCCTTGACCCAGCTGTGGCCGACGCCATACGGGTTGGTGGTCGCGCGCACCATGCGCGGCACCCCCGGCTTGGAGGTTCGGCAGCACGAGAACATCGACTTGTAACACTCGTCGGTGGGCCAATTGGTGAGCTCCTCCCAGCCGATGAACGGGTACTCGTGACCGTGGTAATTCCAGTAGTCGGTCGGCTTCGCCATGTGGCGCAGCAGCAGGACCTCCCCGGTCGGCCATTCCCACATCATCTTGGTGCGGTTGAACTTGGCTCCGGGGAACATCTGCCGAAACCATTTCTCGCTCTTGGCCTGAACGTCCGCCAGCTGGGGGTAGGTCTGTCGAAAGATGATGCCGCGCCAGGCGGCCCCGTGCCCCTGGCCAACGTGCTTAGCGAAGCTCATCAGCAGGGTGTCAGTCTTACCGGGGCCGCGTGTGCCGTGGTACAGGGTCTCGAAGTCGGGACACATGAGGTACAGCCGCTGGCTCCCCTCCTGGGCTTCCCAGATAATCTCCCGGCCGTCGACCGTGCGCCGGGTCGGGACCTTGGCCTCCTGGGTAGCGGCCTCTGCGTACCGCTTGTCGTATTCCTCCTGCTCCTCAGGAGTGGGAACGTAGGTGCTCACTGCGCAGCCTCAGGCGGGTCAGGCTGCACCGTGTTGGCGTTCTCGCCTTCCACGATCTTGGCCCACTCGTCGGGGGCCGCATTGGCCGGGACCACGAGCACACCGCCGCCGCCCTTGATGTCGACCTCGCTGCGCTCCTTGAAGCCGGGCTCGACGCGGCGCGCCTCCATGGCGATGAGGTTGATGGGGTACACCCGCTTGTGGGCAATGACCTCGTCCCGGTCCTTGCCGCCGATGATCGGCTCTTCGGTGCCTTCGTAGACGAGCTCGTCCCAGTGCTCCATGAAGCGGGCGTGGTACTGCTCCAACGCGCCCTGCATCGCCTCAGCGAAGTCAGGGTCGTTCTCGGCATGAGTGCCAACGGTCTGGCAGCTGACCCCGGCTGCCAATGCGGCACGGGTCTTGAAGCCGGTCGCAGCGAGCACGGTTAGGTACCGCTCCTTGGCTGCATCATCGAACTTGAGACGGGCAGCCTGGAGCTTCTTGCGCCAGTTGGTCTGGTCAGCGCGGGCCGCGTGTCGCTTGGCCGTTTCCGGCCGGTGTTTACTGGGAGCAGCCATCTGCCTCGTTCCTTTGTCCGCAGCCAGGCCATCCCGGCCGTCGCGCCCATGCGCGAAGGACGGATCACGTATGCCATGCGGCTAGCTGAGACGCAAGGTGGTTGGTGACACCCTGCTCGACTGGCTCGACCTCGGGCCCGAAGCCCAGGGGATGTCGAGCGCAAATTTCCGTGGCGCTAGCAGGGGTTATTCTACTTACTCTACTTACTCTACTAGAGAGAAGAGAGAGTAGAGTACTACAACCTCAAGAGCTCCATCCGGAAAACCCTAGCGAACCGGAAACCAGTCGAGCAGGTCGAAAAGTCGAGTAGAGCGCCCTAACCCCTTGGGCTTGTGGGCCTTTCTGCGCTCGACTGGAAACACAGCAAGTCGAGCGTGCTCGACCTACCTGGGCTCAAGGTTCACCAGAACGGCTTCGCCTGCCTCGTGCCATCGCCATCCTCCCACTCGACCGAGTGGCACCGCGCACAGCCCCTGGCCCGCTGGCGGCGAACCTTCTCTTGCCCAGGGGGCGGTGGCTTGAGCATCGTCGCAATGAGCAGAGGCCCAAGGGGCTCCGCTTCCCAAAGGCCCCACGAGCTCTAGGCGTGACCGTAATAGGCGCAGACGGGATTGCTCACTTGTCCAGCATCCTCTTCACGAGCTCACGCTTGCGCCTTAACATGCTGAGCACCCAACCGTCGCTGCCAGGGTTGTGGAGTACCACCACCTTCGGTGGCTTGTGGCCGCCCGGCCGGTGCAGCCGATCGTTGGGGTCATCACTCACCGCCAAGGAACTCCTTGAGATTGGCCCGATAGCATTCCGGCTCCGGTGCCTCGAAGATGTCGTTGAGCAGCCCGTCCAGTCCGCCTTCGCCGCTCTCCGAGGGCGGGGCGTTGATCATGATGGCCTGCATCTCGGTCTCCTCACCGGCCGCCACGGTCTGCAGGTCGTCCTCACTCAGCGTGAGAAGCCAGTCGGACCACCGCTCCAGGTCCGCGTCATAGACACCTTCGGCACCGAGCACCTGGTCCAGCGACCTAAGCCAGTCGTCCTCAGGACAGCAGCGGTTGATCATGCCATTGTCGTAGGCGATCTCCAGCGCGGCCTTCTTGAGGCCAGGCCACTTCTCGATCGCGCTGACCGGCCCGCGATCCTCGCCACCCCGGTTCTTGAGGTTGTGGTCGGCGCAGGCCTCGCACATGTTGTAGGTGCGCTGGTCGCGCTTGTGGTGGACCCGCTTCACAGCAGGCTGCCCACAAGGCAGGTAACACCCTGGCGGGGCGAACATGCTCGCCTCCTCGCAGGTCCCAGGCTTGGCGGTGATCATGAGCCCTTCTCCTCGTTCAGCTTGTCACAGATAAACTGCAGGCACTTGGTCACCTCGTCGTTCGGGGTGTCGAAGTACTCGCTCACCACCAGGAAGGCGAAGCGCATGCTGTTCGGCGTCTTCTGGTGGTAGATGGTGTGTTCGCCATTGTGCGAGAACTGAAGGTGCTTCTCAGCCATCACGGCCCTCCTTCTTGCATTCACTGCACCACACTCGCCCTTCGGTGGCGAGCATTTCCTCGGTTGTCTCGAACGTGACAGTGATCTTCTTCTGGCAGCCGATGCATTCCTGTGGCAGCCTGATAGGTGCAACGCCAGTACCCTTGCAGTGTGGACACTTAGCCATCGCTCCACTCCTCCCACCCATCGGTATAGGTCCAGTGGCGGCTCGGCTCGCCCTCAGCGGCCGGGGGCCCAGCGAGCACCGCGTCGCAGCCCTCAGGCCAGCTGCCAGCCTCCTCGCGCTGGTCCACCAGGGCAGCGGCCTCAGCCATTGCCTCGGCCTCGCTCGTGGCCTGGAGGGGCTCAGGGCGGCGGTGCAGCCGCCCTTCACGCATGGTCAGCAGACGGTAGTCAGTCATCATAGCCCTCCACAGTCCAGAGGAACGAGCGCCAGCGCGCCGGGGTCGGGCGGCTCTTGCCGACCAGGGTGATGCGGCTCTTGCGCTTGAGGTCATCAAGGCTGTCCGCGTTGTCCTGGCTCAGACGCTCGATCAGCGCGCGGTCAGCAGCGGTTGCACCCTGCGCATCATCGTAGCGCAACATGTCCAGCGGGAAAGGCCAGGTGCCGGTCACCGTGTAGGTGTAGCGCCAACCCTCCTTGCGGCCGAGAAACTCCTCCTTCATGGCTCAGTCCTCCCCAAGGCGGTCACGGCCGCCGACGAATGATCCGAGGCCACCGTGAGGCCGGGTCTGCGCAAAGTCACGCTGGCGCTGCACCCGCTCGGCTGCAGCCTGGTAACTCTTGAAGAGCAGGTAGCCACCGACCTGGAAGGCCAGCATCCCTGCGAAGATGAGAATGGTGACGATGTCCATCAGTGCTCTCCTCAACCGTTCTTGTGGGTAGCAATGAGATTGGTCTCCCACCGCTTCTCGGTCGCGTCAGGGTCCTGCGCATACACGGTGCCCTTGGCCCCGGTGAAGGCGGTGATCACGCGATCCTGGTCGTCCAGGTAGCGGCGGTAGGTGATGAAGTAGGGCTTGTGCGACCGCTCCTTTTCCACCTCGAAGCCGAGGCCGAGCAGCTGCTCGTGCGCCTTCCAGAGGCGGCTGGTCTTGGCGAGGGCCCAGCCCTCAGCGTTCAGCACTTCCCGATGCAGAGTGAGCGGCTCCTGGTCGTCGCCGAAGCTCATCTTGTATTCCTGGAGCTCGGTGTACCCATGCATCGCAATGCGGGTGTCGATGTGCAGGTTGCGCTTGCCACCGCTGATAGCGAGGAACGCCAGCGCATTTGCCAGGGTGTACTTCGAGACAGCCATTGGTGAACTCCTTTTCTGGAGCACACCATCTTCCAGAGCGAGACAAAAGACAAGTCCCCTCGTGAACTTTCTGTCAAATAATTTCGGCCGCCGCCCTGCGCAGCCAGGTCCGGTTGGCGCTCACCTCCCCGGCCTCGGTTCGAGGTGACGAGCTCACCTTCTTGTGCCGCTCGCCCCTGGGCCCGCTGACCACCAGCACTTTCTTGGGCCCGTTGCCGTGCTCTAGCCGCACCCCCAGGCCGAGCTCCTGGGCCACTGGCCTCAGGTCGTCCAGCACGGCGCGCTCGTGCTTCTGGAGGCGCAGCTTGCGGCTCACGTGAGCCCCTGTTCCAGCAGCGTGTGCTTGGCGCAGGTGAGGGTGCCCAGGAGGGAGCCGAACGGGGTGGGGAGGTCCTCATGGTGCGCCCACTGCCACCAGTAGGAGGGCTCCTCACCGTCGGGGCCGCCCTCCACCGTGCAGAGCACCAGGCCGGTCACCCGCCCTGCCTTGATGTTCTCGATAGCTGCCTCCAGCGTCTCGATCATATCCTTGCCGCCGTGGACCAGCGTGAGCTCCGGGGGTTTGCGTTCGGTCACAGCGGCCGCCTCCACGACATCTGGCGCAGGAGCTTGCGCACCTCACGGTCGCTCAGCTTATCCCAGCCAGGGCCGACGCGGTGCCGGACACGCCAGAAGAAACGGCGGACCTTGCCATCCTGAGGCTCGCGCCCCTCGAACAGGCTATTGCGGCTCATGCCTTGCCCTGCCTTGCTCCAGAGGGAACGTACATGGTGGCGAGCTCCCAGCTGCGAGCGATGTCCTTGCGCAACGCGGCGATCGTCTCCGGGGACAAGCCGTCCCGAATGGCGAAAGTCGGGGTGATCTCCGAGCCACCCAGGGTGTGCAGCCGAACGATGACGGCGCTGCCTACCATCTTGTCGGTCCCGGCCTTAGCCAGGCCGATGTCGGCGAAGTGGAGAATGCCAGCCTGCTGCGCTTCGAGCTCGTCGATCTTGCGCAGCAGGTCAGCACGGGTGAGTGAACGCTTGGCCATCAGTACTCCCTCCTTGCAGTGCGCAGGTCGAGCATCACGTCCAGCGCCGGGTACACCTGCTCGTTGCCGCTGGTCGGCCACACCGAGCCGGTCTGGAGGTTGCAAATCCAGACCGCGCGCTCAGCATCCTCCTTGACATCGTATTCGGTCCGGACGTTGCTGCCCAGGTCGACCACCATGCAAGGCGCACCCTGCCGGATGCACACGTCACCCTTGCCCAGGGTCTTGAGCTCGACCGGCATGCACAGGGTGTGCTCCCGGTGCGCCAGCCGGTGTGGGCTCTTCTTCTCAGTCTTAGCCATCGGCTTCCTCCTTGGCCAGCAGCCGAGCCCGCGCCTCTACGAAGGCGTCGTGCGGCCTGCTCTCGTTGACACAGCCGCACACGGTCGAGCGGCAGAACATGATGCCCCTGGCGCAGCCGGGGTAGTCAGTCTTGCGCTGGTCTTCGCGCGCCTGGGGAATGAAGTCCAGCCAGCGTTCAAGGTGCCCAGGAGGGCGGGGCTTGTGCGGCTGCCGGTTCATCCACTCCTTGAGGCGGATGGCCGGGTCCCAGCGCGGTGGGCAGGCGATCAGGAGCAGCACGGCTCCCAGCAAGATCAGTGTCCAAAACTCCATGTCAGTACCCCATTGCTTCGAGTGACTTGCGGAGCAGGGTCAGCACTGAGACCTGCTCGGATGGATGGTCGAGCACCTGCCCCTCCCGGAGCGCCTTGCGCCGTTCGGTCACAGCCTGGACCGGCTGCAGGTGCTTGCGGTACGAGCGGCAGCGGTAGTTGCGCCGCTTCACCGTCCCGCCCTGATTGTCGATCACCACACTGTTGAGCAGGGTGGTGTCCCCGGTGACGGCGCTCAGGAGCTCGACCTTCACCACGATCACAGCGCCGCATCCCGCATCTTGGTCCACAGGTCGCTGACGTAGTCGGGCCAGCGGCGGCCGCCGTGGACGCCTTCGCCATGCAGCGCCTCGTCCACCCCGGCGCGCACCATGGCCTCGGTCGGCTCGCCGTGCCACCGCCTGGTGGCCAGCACCATGTCCGCGTAGGTGAAGCCGGTGCCAGGCTTGACCCGGCTCTCCCGGTACACGGTCTTGCCAGCGCCAAGCGCCAGCCGCTCGTCCGGCTTGAAGGCTACCTCGTACTCATCCTGAGTGTAGCGTTCCACCGCGTCTTCGACCTTGCGGCCGTCGGTGTCGTGCTCGGTCACCAGCAGATAGTGCAGAACAGGCTCGGTCATGCGTCGTCTCCATATACTTCACGGGCCCGCTCCAGAGGCAGCACGTCCAGCGCCGACTGCAGAGCATGCGTTAGGCTCTCGCCAACGCCCTTGGTGAGCAAGCCTCCGCGCCGATGCTGGAGCTCGACCCAGAAGCCGAACGGCTTGCGCCGCTCGTGGGTGTCGCCCCTATACAGGATCGGCTTCACCTGTTCGCCCATGCCGTAGATGAACCAATTCTCAGGGATGCTGATCATGGCCATCTCCAGCCGCCGCGCGTAGAGCGGCAGAGCACCAGGGAGGTGGTAGGCCATGGACCGCTCGTAGTCCTCGTCCCGCTCGTCCCAGCGCATCTCGCCGCAGCAGTAGCAGCGCCAGCCACCCCGGCCGATGCCAGAGGTGCCCTTCCACCAAGGCAGGACACGGCGGTTGTTGCCGTTCCAGCTGCTGGAGTAGCGCCAGTCGTGGTGCTTGCCCTTGACCCCGAAGAAGCGGTCCAGCCCGGTCAGCGGCCGGGCGGGGCAGACCCCAGGGTCAGGCCGCCCCCTAGGCTTCCAGTTTGCACGTTCGGTCACCATGAGCTTCCCTTCTTGACAGGGTCATCGCGACGCTCCAGCTTGAGCCGGTGGGCCTTCCCGATGACAGCGTTCTTGGTCATGCCGAGCTCCTTGGCGATCTTCGATGCGGGGACGCCATCGGTCCAGCGTTCCCGGAGCACACGCTCGCGCTCCGGGTTCCAGTTGCTCGGCTCCTTGAGCCCAGGGATGCGCTCACCCATGGGCAGCAGCCCGACGGCGCTCGACCTTGGCTGCAGGCCAGATCGACTTGTGCCAGTTGGCGCGCACCCAGGCCGCCCACCGCTGCACGTCCTTGTGACGGCGGCTGCGCAGGTACTCCTGATGGCGCTGCTCGCGCCGGACCCGCTTGTTGTGCATCTTGGTACGATGCGCCTGCAGGCGCTGTTCCTTGGTGGCATTCTTCGAGAGCTTCATGCGTCAATCTCCGGGTTGGGGTGGTCAGTGATGTGGCAGTGGTGGTCGGCGTCGACCCGGTAGACCGGGACGCCCATGATCTTCCAGCGGCCCCGGCCGCCCTTGGGGTCGTGCCGGTAGTCTGCGTAGCCTTCGCGCGCCTCGCTCAGCACCTCCACGAAGGTCTTGTGGCCCAGGTAGGCGATGGGCTTCGCGCTGCGTCCGCAGGTCTGCGTCCAGATGTCGACCGCGCGCCGGAAGCCGTCGAGGTGGGGCCCCAGGCGGCTCATGCGTCTTCGCCCAGGTTCTTGAGCGCGGCCTGCGTCTTGCGCTTGAAGTCTTCGAGCTCGGCATTGCGGCTCCGGAGCTCGCTGATCTCCTTGTGCGCTTCCTCCAGCACGGCCGGGTTGGGCCACTTGCTGCGCAGCCGGTTGAGAATGTCGTACTCGTTCATCGAGCCGTCGTCGGTCGACTGCGACCAGGCCAGGATGCGGTCGATGGGGCCGATGATCCAAGAGCCATGGTGCAGCCGCACCCGGTCCCGGATGAAGTCGGTGACCGAGCCGTCGAACACGGTCTCGTGCACCTCCCCGTCTTCGTAGGGGATGCGGACGATGACCTGCATACCCTTGGTCTTGCCCACCCCTTCGAAGCTGGCGCGTTCGAGGGCGGCGCTGGAGCGCGCGTCCCTCAGGTCGTTGAGCACATGCTCAGGCAGACGGTCAGCCATCAGTACATCCCCGGAAAGTTGACGCCTTCGAGCTCGCCGTAGGCGTTCTCAAGCTCGTTGATGAATTCCTCGACAGCCGACCGCTGCTCTTCGCGCTCGCTGACCTCTTCCTCGGTGGGATAGGTCATGTCGGTTTCTTCGGGGTCGCGCTCGTCTTCGGGGATGAATTCGAGCTCTTCGTTGTCCTCCAGCCAGGCTTCGGCACCGGCCTTGGCCGCGTCGAGCGCGCTGAGGGCGTTGCCCATGCGGCCGTTGCGGCTCTGGGCCTTGCGCCGAGTGTCGACGGTGTAGGTCACCTCGACGCCCTGCAGGCACTCAGGTACCTCCAGGCTTTCGAGACTGTCGGTGCCGCTCTCGAGAGCATCGGCGGCTTCGCTGACCTCATCGTACTTCGGCATGGCCTCCATGGAGTTGGCCTCCATGTTGTCCTTCCACTCGACGATCTCGTCCTTGAGGCAGATGGCCTCGTCCTTGCCTTCCTCGAAGGCCCCATCGATCGTGCCGGTCACCGGCTTCGCGCGTTCACCGCGTTCACGTGCCATGTCTCAGTACTCCTTTTCTGTGGCTCTGGAGCTCCCATGCCCCAGAGCAGAAGACAACGCAATCCCTATTCTGTCGCCTCGTTCAGAGCCTGATTGTACCGGCGCTCCGCGCGCTCCTGAGCTTCCTCCAGCAGCCTGTTGAGGTCGGCCTCGTTCAATGGGCCCAAGGAGCCCACAGCAGAGCGGGTCGGGAAGCCCAGGCGGACGAAGAGCTCGAAGCACCTAGGTGAGATGTTGTTGTAGGGAGACCAGTCGAGGGTTACGCGGCGGCCATCTTCATGGACCGCCTCGTGCCAAATCTTGACCACGTCATCGTCGCGGTCATCGTCCTGTTCCTGGTGCCAGCCGTCCACCACCTGGTCGTGGACCACCGCGCCTTGCGGGGGCCAGATCACCGGAGCTCCCGGAACCGGGGCACGGTCTTGCCGTCGACCCGCACATCCTCGTAGAATTCGGAGGCAGGCCGCCGCCAGAGCTCGCGCGCATGCGGGTAGCAATGCTCGTAGATCAGGTAGGCCGAGCCGTCGGGGGCCTTGACCTCTTCGCCGGTCTCGCTGTCACGGTGCGGCCCCAGCAGCCGGTAGAGGCCGCCCTTGTAGTGCTGGTGGGTGGCGTCCCCAGCCATCATCCGGAGCTCGCGATTGGTCTTGCCCAGGAGGGCGCTGTGGTCGGGACCGCTCAAAGGTCGTCTCCATGCTTGGTGTCGAGCAGCGTGTCTTCGATCTTCGACCGGAGCACGGTGAGGCCATTGACCTCCAGGTCGGCGCGCATGTCGCGCACCATCTTGATCATCTGCGCCTGGCTGGTCGCCCGGCTCGTGATGAACCACTTGCCGACGATCTGGTCCACGTCGTCTTCGGCGAAGGCACTAACCCGCCAGCTGTCGCTCTGGAACGTGTCGCGGAAGTCGTCGAAGGTGCCCTCACCTGGCTCCACGGTCAGGTGGGCCTCGTAGTAGAGGCGAGAGGCGTCGAACTTGTCTTGGTGCTCGTGGTACAGGCGCTCGACTACGTCGTCCCTGACCGAGAAGCAGGGCGGCGGCCCCATGGTGTTGAAGGCGGCCCGCACCCCGGCCTCGAAGGCGCGGTAGTCGCGGGAAGGTTCTGGATCATGGCTCATTGTAGCTCCCTTTCTGCTGGCAGGATGGCCCTTGAGGTGAAGACAACGCAATCACCAAAAGCCCCGGCCCCTGGAGTGAGGGACCGGGGCTCTGTCTCCCCCGCTTCACGGTCGCCTTATGCAGCGAGCTTGAAGCGGTGGTCGCCGATGTTCTCGATCTTGGTGCCCTTGGCACGCAGGCGGTCGATGACGCCACGTGCGGCCTTGGTGCTGGAGAGCTCCAGGCGCTCGGCCAGCTGCTCGACGGTCGCGCCACTCTTGCGCTTGAGCATCTGGAGAGCGGTCTCCTGCTTGGTCTTGGTCTGCATGTTTCTCACTCCATTTCTAACGTACGAGGGTTGTCTTCTGCCCTCGCCGCCTAAACGCGGCCGGAACGCGCAGGTTCCAGTCCATCGCACTTTCTGAAAAGTCAGCCATGGACTAGGGTGAGGTGGCGGCGGCCCGCGTCGGCGAACCGGCTGCCGTTGCGGCGGCCGCGCTGGCGACGCTCGTGAGCCTGGCGGCACTGCTTGGCAATGCGCTGCAGGCGCTGGTGCTCTTCATGCGCAGCGATGTGCGAGAAGTGATAGCCGTCGAAGTAGGACATTTCAGCGTACATGGTGGTCTCCTTTTCTGAAGACCACCATGGCTGATATTCGTTAAGAAAGCGTTACCTCTCGTGGTTAAAATGCGGGCTCGTCATCGAACACCCGCGCGGCGGTACCGACCGCGCCGACCCCGTCGACCGCCAGCGTTACCAGCCGGTCGATCAGGTAATTCTGGAAGTCGCGGCTGTTGTCCTGGAAGCCGTACTCTAGGTGAAGGTGCTCTTCCATCAGCGTCCCGGCCACGGTCTTCACGCCCATGTCGAAGCACCGCTTGCTGAGTACGATCGCCTTGTTGAGCACGGTGCCCAGGCGGCCGACCCCAAGGTGCTCGACGATGATGAGCGGGCTCTTGTTGATGTCGTAGCCCATGGCGTGAACGATCGCCTTGGCCTCTTCCAGCTGGCGCTCCTGAGCCGGGGTCAGCTTCGCAGGCTGGACGGCCGGGGCCTCCCGGTAGCGAGCGAGCAGGCCCTGGACCGCCAGGTTGCAGGGGAGCTCGACGGCGCGCGCCACCTCTTCGGCCGCGTCCAAGAAGGCCTTGGACGGCCGCTCCCCGGTACAGGCCAGATCGAGCTTGTGCTCGAAGCTGTCGCGCGCTGAGGTGAGCCACTGCTTGAGGAAGCGAGGGTCTTCGCAGCGGATGATCGAGCGGGCGATGGCCTGGTGTGCCAGGTGTGGGAACTTGATCGTCCGGTCTTCGGTCAGCACGAGCGGGGTGAGCACGTTGTAGCAGAAGCAGGCCTGCTGCTGGAGCTCAGCCGCCAGGATGCCCCGGTAGTACACGTGATTGCTCTCGCCAGGGTGCACATCGACGCCCTCCAGCCGGTAGTCAGGCTCCTTGGTGAGCACGATGCCGCCCCGGTTGGTGTAGGCGTTCTCGATGTCGACCACGCCCTGCACATGGATGGTGGTCGCGCCCTCCCTGGGCCTGTGACCCTCCCGGTCCATGATCGTTTCGCCGTGCTCGTCGATCGTGTTACAGTAGAGCTCCCGGAAGGCCTGCCAGCCTTCCCAATTGATGCCCAGGCGGGTGGTGAAGCCGAGCTCGCGCGGCTCCCGGCCGACCTCACAGCCGGGTCCGTACTCGGTCATGGTGATGACCTCGAACTCCTGGTCGCGCACCTTCACCGGAGCCTTGGCGAACACGTAACGGTGCAGGCCAGACCAGACGGTGATGGAGCCGCCGCTGCGCAGGATCACGCTGATGGCGTACTTGAGCCCAGAGCCGAAGTAGCCAATGGGGCTGTCGCCCTCCTTGGCGCTGATGCCGATCGTGGTGACGGCGCGCATGTCAATCTCGCCGTCGTTCTGGAAACTGATGATCATAGGTGCTCCCTTTCTAGCGGTGGTACCAGCGCCTGGGGCGCTCGTTCGAGCTCCGGTAGCCATGGCGGCTGTCGAAGTCCTGGTAGCTGTAGTCGATGCTGTTGGCGGGCCCAGAGGCGTAACGGCGCTCCGGGGTGGGGACGATGGGCGGCTGAGGCTCGTCTTCGGCTGCGCGCATCAGGTAGCCCCGCATGTTCTCGCGATCGAGCGTGACCTCCATCAGCTGGTCCCGAAGCTCGTTGACCTCGGTCGCCAGCCGGTCGGCGGTTTCCCTGCTCGCCTTGGCCTCGCTCTGCGCCAGGGTGAGCTTCTGCAGCGCGCCCTGGAGCTCGGCCTGGGCCTGCTCCAGCTGCTGCCTCAACGTCGTCTTCGCCATCACAGGGGCTCCTTTTGCTCTTCGCCGTACAGGTAGGTCCGCCATGGCACCTTCATGCGCCAGCGGTCGCTCAGGTGATTGGTGTCGCGCATGCTGGTGCAGGGGTTGGACTGGATGTACCAGCCGATGTGCTCCAGCACCGGGTTGTTGCTCTTCACCCAGAAGCCCCAGCGGCGGCCCTTGATGTAGGGCCCGCGCCAGACCAGCGTGTGGAGCGGCCACGCGCCGTGCTTCACAGGGCCGATCACGCGGTGGGTGTAGGTGAAGTCGCGGAAGTGCCAGCGCCAGCGTTGGACCGCGTTGATGGTGATCGTACCATCGTGTTGCAGCACCTCTTCGAGATAGGTCTGCAGCGGGAAGGTCCAGAAGCGCCAGGGGTGATCGTGCGGGTCGGGGTCCTCATCGCCCCGGTAGAACACGTGCCAGAGCAGCTGTCCCCAGGGGGTCATCGGGGTGAGGGGAACGCGCGCCAGGTAGAGGGTCCGCTCGCCATGGCGGCCGCTGCCGTAGATGGGCTCGGCCCAGCCGAGCCAGCCGAGAAAGGTGAGAAGTCGCTTGAGCATGGAGCCCTCCTGCGGAGACAGCCGGGACGTGTGGCCCTGGGGCGATTGACGCTCCCCCGGCTGCCCCTCCGCGAAGTGGTGGTTAGTTGAGCGTCGGCTCTTCGACCGGCTCTTCGACCAGCTGGACGTTCGCCCCGCCGAACAGCTGCGCCAGAGCAGCGGGCATGCCGCCGTGCTGGTGCGGCTCGTCTTCCTTGACGAAGGCCACGCCATGGTCGTCGAGGTATTCGGTGTCGACCGTCCAGTTGGCTTCGGGGTCGATCCCGGCCTTGGCGTAGAGCTTGTCCCAGAGCTCCTTGCTGCGCCGCTCGAAGGCCGCGTTCATGTCGTCGGCTTCCTGCTCGAACCGCTTGTGGAGCTCTTCGCTGGCCTTGCGCGCGTCACGGCGCAGGTCGCGAAGCTGGCGGCAAAAGTCCAGGCCTTCCGCGTCGTCGAGCTTGACAGCCTTCTTGGTGTTCTGATCGTTCATTCTACTTCCCTTTCTTGATCACCGCGACCAGCCCCAGCAGGAGCAAGCCCGGCCACAACAGGACGAGCACCACATACGCCCGTCCCCGCAATCGAGAGCCCTTCTGTCGTGTCGCCACGATAGCGAGCTCCCCGTTCAGCAGACCGAACACCAGGTAGAGGTTCAGCCAGCCAATCTCAGTCAAGCCGCCTGCTCCCACGCATGGCCGCGCAGGCGGTTGATCTCGAAGTCGAAGGCGAGCTCGCCCATCACCGCGATGAGGTGAATGTGCAGCGTCCGCCTGTCCAGATGGTGGGGCACCGGACGGCCAAAAGCTCTCCGGTACACCTCGACCACCTCATGTTCATGAAGCGGGTCGCCGGGGGCCCAGGGAGGCAGCTGCTCCCTGGGCTTGTCCCCGGCTGCAGCCTTTGCCTCCCGACGCGGGGGAGCCCAGGAAGCGAAGGCGCTCACTGACCGCTTTCCTCCACCGTCACGTGGGTGCGCTTGGGCATGGTCGCCCGCTCGCCCACGTGGACCTTCTGGATGTAGAGCGTGGTCACACCCGCGTCGCCACCGACCGCGCGGTACCGATGGCACCCCTTGGTCTCCTTGGCGTCTTCGCGCTCCATGATGATTGACAGCTTCTTCACACGGCACCTCCTTCACTGCAGCCATTCGAGCTCGTACTTGTCAGGAAGGTTGCCGCAATCATGCTCACCGGCCGGATCGTCGACCCGCACACACTGCTGCGTCTCCCAGGACTTGTACACGATGGGCGTGTCCGCCCAGGTCTTGATGGCGAAGAGGAACACCAGGGCGATAAACGCCCACAGCACCATGCTCGCCAGCAGGCCGTTGCGGCAGCCAATCGGCACCCGCAACGGCTCGTTGTTGAAGTCGTCGTCCATCAGCCCTCCACCGGCACCATCTCGTCGCCCCAAGGGTCGACCGGGTAGCCATGTTCTTCCAGCTGCTTCGGGCTCACAAGCACCTTGTAGCTTTCCTCGTTGGTGCTCATCAGGCGGACCCAGCCGCCCATCGAGCCGCGCTTGCTCTTCTTGCGCGCGACCATGGCCACGTGCGGGTACGGGCCCAGGAGCTCGGAGACCTCGGTCAGCACCGTGTGGCACTGCGAGCTGGGCTCGGCATAGGTAGCGGTGGCCTTCCCTGCCAGACCAAATTCCTTGATGACCTTCTTGAACGGGGCCTTATGGCCGTGCTCGCAGCCGACCGCCGCGTGGACCATCTCGTGCAGCAGGGTGGCCAGCACCTCGACCGGGTCGGACAGGCGCGGGCAGATGAACATGTTGACGGTCTTCTCGTTGCTGCTCCAGGCAGGCGGGAAGCACTGGCCAATGGCGTTGCCTTTCCCGGCATTCTTGGCCCAGCCGATCGAGACGTAGAGCTCGGCCGGGAGCTCGTGCTTGCCCGGCTTGAAGAACCGCTCGTCAAGCACCTTCATGCCTGCACGCAGCCAGCCTTCGCGGGTGTCATGGGTGTTGGTCTTTGGCACGGGGTTTCTCCTTTTCTGAGGTGAGCCTGCCCCATGGTGGGGCAGAAGACAAGTCATTTTCCTTCGAGCAATCCCAGGTCTCGTAGAATTCGACGGACCCCGGTTCGGGCGTTCTGCAGCGCGCGGCGGTCGCTGGCGGTTCGGGCCGCCACGTAGGTGTACTGGCGTCCCTTCACCCAGAAGCGCACCTTGTAGTGCTTGCCCTGGTCGACGCGGTGCTCGACGCCAGCGGCGGTGAGCTCGGCTATAACAGCGGTGACGGGGGTCTCCTTGGCCATGGTTAAGCCTCCTCATTCCAGCGAGCAGCCCAGGCCGCGTCCATTGCATCCTGGCAGGCCTGAACCTCATCTTCGCTCGTGGCTTCGGCTTGAACCTGAGCCATCGTCTCGTCCCACCAATCCATGAACTTGGGGTCGTTCATGGCGTCGAACTCTTCTTGGGAAGGCTGAACTCTCATCGGTCGTACTCCTTTTCTGAGAACTCCTATCGACCAGCACGACGCAGAAGACAAGCCCCTTTATCAAACTATTTTCAGAAGGGTGGCTCCTTGTCGTCGACCTTCGGCCGCCCCTTGCCGTCGACCTTGAGCTCACCCTGCTTCGGCTTGGGCCATTGGCGCGCGCCGTGGATGTCCTCCCACCGCTCCCGGCACTCGTCTAGGCTGGGCAGCAGCCAGAAGTAGGCGCGCTTCTCGACCTTGCGCATGAAGCCGTCGCCAGCGGGCTCGTCCCAGCAGGCCATCTGCTGGATCACGTCCAGCTTCGGCACCACGCGCTTGAGGAACTTGCCCAGGGCGGTCTGATTGCCGCGCCGGTTGATCATCCAGCGCCGGGTGTGCTCGATGTAGTCGTCCACCAGGAGCTCCTTGCGGACCTCGTTGGGCCACTCGTCCTGGTCGGCAAATAGCGAGCCGTCGTTCAGCTTGTTGAGCCACCAGTCCTGCTCCGGAGTGAGGCTCAGGTCCTTCTGGTCCTTGAGCGCATCGGTCTGGGGCACCTGGCGCACGTCGAATTCGCTCAGGTCGTAAGTGAGCAGCAGGTGGAGCAGGGCCTCCCGGCCGCCGTTGTCCATCTGTTCGGCGATGGCGCGGAAGTACGAGCTCTTCTGCTGCTGCTCTTTGCCAACGTCGAGCACGAGAAAGCGGCGCTCGTCACCGGACGCAGGCACCACGTGCTCGTCGTTCGAGGCCATGATCAGGTGGACGTAGTTGGGGGCCGTCTCCACATCGACGCCCTTGGCCTCGATCTGCAGCGTGTCTTCGGTGATCAGCGTCTTGAGGATCGACGCATGCTTCTTGTCGCCCGCGTAGAAGGCCTCGTCGGCGAACAGCAGCACCACGTCCCTGAGGTGGCTGTTGAAGTTGCCGACCAGGTGGGAGGGGTTGCTGACATGCAG